AACTATTTTTACCATAAGAAATATTACTCACTATGTCCCCTGCCTGATACTTTGCGAACTCATTGGCGAAGGCTGTACAAATGAAATAATCATTAGCGTCCGAAGTGTGGCCATACTTTTCAGATACAACTCCAGTTGATGGGTCTTTAACCTTTTCTTTCATCTTAGTGCCATCAGCATCTTCTTTTAAATAGCAATAGTCGGCTATTGTTTTATGACATGACTTATCTATCAACAGTTGGATTCCTTCGAAATTAGACTCAAATATTAAGTTAATGAAATTTGCCCTCATTAGCACTGGAGGAGCTTGTTTTTGAACTCTCAATGTAGGCTTATACAACCTCAAATCATTCATTATTATAGTATAGTCATTAAACCCCTTTTCGCTTCTTGTGTCTTCTTTCCGACCGTTTGGGTCTCCATAAATAAACATACCCCCTTCATGTTTTGGGAATTTAGCGATAAAAGCCCTGCACACTCCAGATGTATTGTTATTTGGTGTGGATGTGCAGATTTCAGCTAATTGAACGGCTCTTTTGCCTTTTATTTGCCAAACGCAACAAGTCATATAAGGGTTAACGTTAAAGTCAAATGTTAAATGTAAAGGTAGCTTATTATCGTATTCGTTAAAATATTCTGCTGTGTGTGAAACAGCTCTAAACGACTTATAAAACTCACCACCTGCTTGTGTCGGTTGTGGGTTTTGCTGATATAGCGACTCGTATGTTCTTATTGATTGGTTTCTAACTTGCATTAACTTGTCAATAGAGTGCCTACTTTCCCATAATGCCTCGCCTATTTGTCTAGGGTCATTAGGGTCGTTATCCACTTTTACAGCAGGTAGGCAAAGTACCGTCCATTGCTCACCCCCATTAGCCATGCTTTCTAATAACTTACCCGAAAGGTCGTTAACATCCCATCTCGTTTGCGTTATCAATATTCTCGAATCATTGTGAATACGTGTGTAAAGCACATCGTTATACCAATTCCAATTACGATATTGGAATGTTGCGCTCATAGCTTCTATTGAATCTTTAACGGGGTCATCTATTATGGCAATATCCGCAGGTGTTCCTGTTAATGAACCGCCAACCCCAGTAGTTTTTAAAAAACCTCCATATCCAACTGTTTCAAAAATATCCGAATTTCTTAGCCAATTCCCTTTTTCGACTGTAACAATATTTGAAGAGTTTAGTTTTGTATCTGGAAAAACATCTTTATATGTTTCACTATCCATTATACGTTGACAATCACGGTTAAAACTACTTGATAAATCACTTGAATACGAAGCTAATACTATTTTTGTCTTAGGGTTTTTACCTAATATAAAAGCTGGTAAATTCCTGCTTACAAGTTCTGATTTGCCGTGCTGTGGTGGCATAAATACCATTAGTCTTTTAATCTCCCCACTAACAAACTTATCAAGATACTCGCATAGTAATTTATGATGCCAATTTGCTTGATACCCTTCTTTATTATACAGAACAAAGTCTAAAAGATGCCTTTTAGCTAATTCCGCTTTCGGATTGGATTTCAGCAAGTTTTCGTAATTGGTCATCTGTTAATTTAGTTAAATCAACTGGAGTTTTGTCTGTTACTTCTATTTCTGATTTCTTAGGGACATCCCACCCAAGTAAATCTGAAATGGTTTTAATTGCGCTAATTTGCTCCGTCTTTGCACTCGCTATCCCGTTTGGCGTTTCTTTCAAAGGGTCGTTTGCTATTTTAGTTAAAACCTCAAGCGCTTCGTCTTTCGTCAATATAGCCTTATTTAAACGTTCAACATCTTTCTTTATAGATAGTTCGGATAGCGCTTTATTCTTCTCATTTTGCATATCCTTGTACTTCTCATTAGCTAAATTCCAATACCTAACAAATGTACTTTCACTTAACTGCCATTTACTGTCATTTACTGTCAAGCATTTAGCGTAATTGATGCCACTTTCTAGCTCAATTAGCATTTCATTGACTATCTTTTCTTTGTTTGGTTTCATATAACTCTTGCGTAAATTTACTTGGCCTACCCATTTTCAATAAATTAAACTCACAATTTCACACGCACCAACTTTAAAGGTATCTATTTCGTTTGTTTCGTTTCGTTTCATTTGATACGTTCCAGAAATTAAGTTAACCCGAACCCAAGCATTTTTATTGATGTAGTACCATCGGTTAAAATCGTTACCTGTAATATTAACATATCCATATTTATCTGAGTAAACATCAATACTACCATAAACCGATCCGCATTGTTTTTCCTTTGAGCAACTCGCCATTAAAAGAAGTGCTGATAAAATTGTGATTGTCTTTTTCATTCTGTGTGATTTTAACTCAAAAGTAGTAAATTAAATTGATTTTTTATAAAAGTCCTCAATCGCCATCTTACAAGCTAGGTCGGCTATTTGCAAATCGTCAATTTTTGTGGTCTGCTTAGTTTCGATACGTTTTATCTGTTCAATTAAAGGCTTAGGTCGTATAGATTCATTAGCATTAACTTTCAATTCTTTGACAAATTGCACTTTCGCTTTATCGAAATAATCCCACTTTTCAGAATTTGTAAGTTCAATTTTACCTGCTGATTCGTAGATTTTAAATAACCTTTCGTAGTTATCGGTTTTTAGTATGCCTGTTTTTTTATACTCGATTATACGCTTTTGCTCGTTATTCCAAAATTCAATTTCGATTTGTTTTATCTCTGTTGGCGATTTAATCCTATTTTGTTCTTCCTGAAATTTAATTTGCTTTAAAATTGCATCTTTTCGTTTTTCGCCATTTAGGAACGTTTTTATGAACGAGTGGTATGTTATGACGTTTAAACCCATAAACTCTCCAAATTCGCCACGTATGCCAAAATTTGACGCTAGTTTTAGCTCTTGCATAGTCAAACTTTTAAAGTACGTTTCAATTTCTTCGATTAATCCGATTACAATTAATGAAATTTCGTTTGCTGTTTTTGGTTTTTGTCCAAGTGAGTTTAAGTTACTACTCACTAACTGATTTATAGTTTTAACCGTTTCGCTTTCGTTTTCTTTTAGCAAGTCCAAAACCGTTTTTGATTTACTAGCTTCAAAAAGCTGCAGTTCAACTTGGTTAAGTTTTGGTGAGTATGTTGTGTTTAGTGCTAATTTATCCATTGTTTCGGTTTTTAAAATATGATTCGATAATTGGTTGCGCTTCTTCACTGGCGTTTATTATTTGTTCTAGTTTGCTTTTGTCGTGTTGTTTTTTGGTTGCTTTAAATTTAGAATCATTCTTTGCCCATGTTTCTAATCTGCGTTCTAGTGACCAAGTTTTTTCAAGTTCTTGGCGAAACTTAGTATTTGATTTATTAGGCTCTGTCCAATAAAAATAAAATTCATTTAAAAGTTGTTTACCATAGATAGGCAAATAAATTTCTAGCGTGGAAGCAAATTCCAATTTGCGCTCATTAATATTATTTACTTTTATTTCATTTAGTTTATTTTCCTTTCCTTTCCTTTCCTTTATAGCATTGCTATCGCTATGCGTTCGCATTACGTTCGCATCTTCTTTTTTATTTCCCCATCTCTTTAATGCTGATTCTCTTGCTTTTACGCTTTTTTCATTTCTATCATTTAACCTCCGTTCAACAGATGAACTGCCAAATTCATTTGAATCAATGCAGAATAAATCAAAGTCATTTATTATCGATTTTACAATATCTGTTGTAGTTCGCAAATCAAACGCAATGCTATCGTAATCCGTTGGCAATGCGTTCGCATTATTATACAAATCTTCAATGATAGCCCAAAATAAACCATAACCTAAATAGCCATGCTTAGATAGCAGTTTTTTAATCTTACTATCATTACGAGCGTTATAATCGTGGCTAAAGTAAAAGGTATCTTTACTCATAATAAAAAAAGCTCCCAAAATTCTATTCGAGTGGAAGTCGAACAGAAAAATGAGAGCAAAAAGTTTATAATCGCTATCTTCCACATAGCCTTGCAAATATAGTAATTGTTTCGTTAAAACATCGAAACTTGAGTTGATTTATTAATATTAGCAAATCTTTTTTCAGCTTCTTTCATATTAAGAATAGCTTGTTTGTAATAACTATCTTTCAATTCTATTCCTATGGCTTTTCTACCCATTGAAACTGGACTAAACACTTCGCTACCAACACCCATAAATGGAGTTAAAACAACTTCATTTGGGTTCGAGTATAGCTCAATAATTCTATCAATAACATCTAATTGTAATGGGTGAACGTGTTTTTCATCGTCTTCTTCTTTTGAATCTCTAAACGGCAAAACATTATCAATTCTAATATCATCCCATACACTTGATGCGTAACGTTGCCAAATGTAATGATTCAACTTAGTTATTTTATCGTCTTCGTTTATTTTATTCAAATGTTCCCATAATTCAGATTCGTTTAAATTTGAATTATTTGCATTATTCCAAGCTCGTAAAATGTTTGGTAGTATTGGAGTTTCACCAGCGTAATGATTCATTCCGAAAGGGTGTGTTACTGGGACTTCATTTTCGCCTTTCTTTGTAAATACCAAAACATAATCTGGCATAGCTGTAAAACACTTTGTAGAATCCTCCACAATAAATTTGTGCATTAAAGACTGTACCATTGTTCTCATTCTAACCTTTAAAGGTTCTTTCCAAATCGTTATACGGTTTCGGTATTCAAAACCATATTTTGTGTGTAGTCTTATTATTTCATTTGGGAAATCCCATAAACGGCACGTATTATCAAATACATCGGTACAATGTACGGCTGTTATCCTTCCTTTTTTTGTAACCCTTGCAATTTCTTTTATCAAAAATTCGTATTGCTCTAAAAACTGTTCTTTTGTTTCGCAATTGCTAAAATCGTTTTCACTTGAGCTGTAATTGTATAATCCTGCAAATGGAGGACTGTACACGCTCAAATCAATACTTTCATCTTTTAGCGTTGGCATTACTAGCATACAATCGCTATTATAAATAGCGTATCTGTCTGTAATTACTTGGTCTTTTACTTTGTTTTCCATTGTTTTTGTTTTTGTGTTTTATAAAAAGTTAGGTACAATAATGTCTTTATTAAATTCTTTTGTTTTGTGAGTGAATGAACGGTTTACGTTTTCAGTAAGATTTTTGTGCAACTCAATAGCCTTTTGCGTTTTTTGTTGTAACGCCTCCAAAACTCTAGTTTGCCCATCAGACACTACCATATCAATAGTAACATCGTTTTTTTGTCCGAATCTCCAAAATCGTCTTATAGCTTGGTAATACTGTTCGTAGCTCCATGTAGGGAAAAATACAGAATGGTTACAATGTTGCCAGTTCAAACCCATAGAAGTCATTTTTGCTTTAGTTATAAGCCTTTTTATTTCACCATTTGCAAAAGCCAATAGTATTTCTTCTTTTTTGTCTATTGACTGGCTACCGATAATTTCAATAGCTTCTTTGTCTAAACTTTTAAGGATTGAGCTTTCATTGTTTGTATTGCACCAATAAACAGATGTTTTACCATTTGCTAGTTCAATAGCTTTTTCGCATCGTTTTTCTTCTGTTTGCTTTTGTTCATGCCTTACCTCTGTCATTGACTTAGCTATTGGCACAAACATTGAAACTTGCCCGTTAACATCAAACATGGACTGGTTTTTTACTATGTGCTTATTTACAATCAACTCTGGCAAATTGTACCGTTCGTTTGAAAAACCTAAATCGCTAGGCATTTTTGCCATTATAGACCATTGATTAACCCATGCAAAAAAATCTTTTTCAGCGTGTGGTTTTAGATAGAACTTTTCGCCAATGTTTCGATTATTACTATCTACGCTGTTTTGATTGTTTTTAAAGAATTTCCCTAGCATATCCATATAACCCATGTAACCTAAAGCCTCAGAGCTAGTTCCTAGTTCTATAAAATCGTTTGGACTTGGTGTGGCTGTACTAAGAAAACGATAAGGTATCTTTTTTACAAAAGCAGTTACTTCTTGCTTTATTTTGCCGTCAAAGTTCTTTAAAATAGAGCTTTCGTCTAAAATGATACATTCAAAATCTTTGCTATCAAAATAATGTAATCTTTCGTAATTGCATACAACTATTTTTTTAGTATGCTTCCCATCTTTTGAATATTCAATGTCGTCAATTCCTAGCTTTTCAGCCTCTAAAATGAATTGAAAAGCAACCGCTAAAGGTGTCAATATTAAAACCTTTTTATTAGTGTGGTTTACGACATTTTTAGCTATTGATAATTGCACCAATGTTTTACCAAGCCCAGTATCTAAGAACACCGCTACACGACCTTTTAATACTGCTTTTTCAATGACAAACTTTTGAAAGTCAAACGCTATATCTGGAATGTAATTTGTTTTAAATCCAAAGTTTCCGATTGTGTGTTTCTTTTGTTCTAAAAACTTTTTATAGTCTTCCATAAAATAAAAAACGCCCCGCAGGTGTAGGAGAACCATTGGGGCATTTAGCCTTTTTAAAATTAACTTTGCACAGCTCCTACACTCTGCAAAATCTTTTACAAATCTATTAAACGTTTCGGTAACTACAAATTATTTGAGTTATTTTTTTCACCACACTTTTCATGCCGTTTAGTGAAGTCTTTTTCAAACCGTTCAAATATTTTTTTAGTGGTTACAAACCTATTTTCGCTGTATTTGCAAACTGTGCAAGTTAGCGTTAAATCGGTGGTGTTTACCATTATTTTTTTGATGTGGCTCATAGTAACTTAGATAACTTATCTTTAACTACTTTAGTTGCGCTATACTCAAACCAGTAACATGGCTCACCGTCTTGTGTTTTACCTACTTTCTTTTCTCGTTTCAGTTCGATGTTAAACGGTTTTTCAATTAACCTTCCCACCTCACGTGAGATGTTTGAGATTCCAAATTTAGTAAAAGCGTTGTAAATGGATAGCTTTTTGTTTGTGAGTAGATGCCTAATAAGGCTTATTTGTCTTTTGCTTAGTTGTGTTTTCATTGGTTTTGTTTTTGACTGTCAATAATATTTTGCACCATTTCGGATACGATTGGTTTATCGATTGAGTATTCAGCCTCTTTAAAGTTGTTCAGTAGTCTAATTAGCGTTACAATAGTTTGCACTATTTCGGTCTTAATATCGTCACGGCTTGCCCCTTTGTGTTTAGCATCAAGCATAGCCTTTGCAACTTCGCCTAGTTCTTCATGACAAACAGCTAATGCTTCAAACTCGTTTGTTGGGAAATTAGGGTGTAGTTCTTCGGCTCTTTCTTTTTCAGCCAGTACTAGGCTAAATATTTTTTCAGTTTTCATGGTTGTTGTTTTTTAGTATTTTCAAATTGTGATTCGATTAATTCCAGTTGCTCAGTTGAACAGTTGGTTAAATATTGTACGATTGATGACATAGCCATTAATCGGTCTTCATTGAAATGCTCAGATAGCCTTTCTTCCTGTATTCCTGCGATACGCTTCAAATCGTTTAGTGTGCCATTTAATCCATTAATACCTTTGCCGAGTATGTGATTTAACGAAGGTATCGGATATTGCCCTTTATAGGCGTTAAATTCAATTTTAGATAGCTGTAAAAATAATACGCTACGGGCAAATGAGTTGCTAATTGCTTG